TCACCTGAACCATTAGTTTATCATAGTGATTTATCATTAGTTGAATATCCTAATGTACATTTTGTAGGAGATGCTTTATCAGCTAGAGGTATTACAGTTTCAGGTGCACAAGGTATACTATCAGTATCAAAATTAGTATCTTCACCAGAAGATAAGTGGGATAATCACATTGGAGACATAATTAATTGGAGATAAAATATATGACAAATTTAATGACAAAAAGACTCAAAACACCAGATGGAAGAGTAGTATATTATTGTAATGGAAAATTACATAATTGGGATGGACCAGCTATAAAATATCCTAGAAGTTCTGGTCAAAAAGATGAATATTATATTCATGGTAGACAATACACTAAAGATCAATGGTCTGAAGTAAAACGTGACTTTAATGGTGTTCCACCAGCTAAAGATCCTAAATATCAAACTAGAATGTAAGTTTGGCTTTAATAATTTTTTTAGTTATATTATAATATTATGAAAATAGGTTTATGTGGAACAATGTCAGTTGGTAAAACTACATTAATTAATCATTTAATTCAAAATTCTAATTTTTCTAACTACAATAAAGCTACTGAAAGATCTAAATATTTAAATAGTTTAGGTATTCCATTAAATACTGATTCTATATTAGAAGGTCAATTTATATTTTTAGCTGAAAGAGCTACTGAATTATTACAAACTAATATTTTAACTGATAGAACAATTTGGGATGTATGTGCTTTTACTGCTTTAGCTAAATCTATTAATAATAGTGACAAATATAATTTTGAGAAAGCTGCTATGACATTAAAAGATAAATATGATTTAGTAATTTATGTTAAACCTGATGGTGTAGCTATTGAAGATAATGGTATTAGAGAAATAGATGCTACTTATAGAGATGAAGTTGATTATCAAATTCGTAATTTATTAAATCTATATCCACCTAAAAATTTATTAATTATATCAGGATCAATAGAAGATCGCATTAAGGCTATTATTACCCATATTTATAAATAAAACTATAATAATGAGCTCACATTTTAATATGCCTGAATTTGATCACAAGGCTTTCGCTAAATATTTGGCTGAAAATAAATTAACACCTTCTAGCAAACTCCATTCATTAAATGAAGGTATTGAAGAAGCAGTACCATTTGAAAAAGATGCTTTAGATGAAGAAAACTTAGAAGAAATGGCTAATTTCTTTACGATTACTCAAGATCAAAAAGATAAACTAGACCCAGAAAAATATACAGGAGCTAAAAAATTAGTAGCTCAAGCTTTAAAAGATAAGATAGAACCGGGTGAAAAATTTAAGAAATCTGATATTAAAGATATTATAGGTAAAGATCCATTTGAAAATTTTAAAGCTGTAGTAGATGACATAGGAGCTGAAGATTTAGGTAAAACAGCAGATGTCAATCCAAAAGAACCAAAAACACCAGGTATTAGAGGTCGTAAAAAAGGAACCACAACAACTGATAAAAAAGAGCCATCTATGTCAATGTCTAAAGATAAAGTTGTTGGTGTTAGAGATATTGATGGTCCAAGAGCCGCTGATGTTACCGCTGCTGAAAAAGAATTAGGTGGAGCAAAAGGTATTGATAGAACAATTGCTATTGATAAAGCAGGTAAAGCTATTATTGCTAAATTAAAAGATAGCAAAGAACAGCTTAAAGATCCTAAATTTAAAGAAGCTAAACGTTTAGCCTTTATAGCTTATTTGACTCGTTCAAAAAATGATTTTTCAATATCCCAAGAGAAAAAAAATCAAATAGATCCACAAAAATATACAGGTTATCAAAAATTAGTAGCCCAAGCATTAAAAGATGGTAACGCAATTAAAGTAGGTGAAATATTTAATAAAGATACTATCAATAAAATCACAGGTAAAAATATACCAACAGAAGATTTTAAAGCTGTATTAGATGCTGAAAATATTAGTGGTGGTAAAATTGGTTTAAGAAAAGGTGGTGAAACTTATACTAATTTATTACAAGTTTGGGATAATACAGTTGAAGATTTGATTTCTTAATGAAAAAATATATACTAACAATAGTTATACTTTTAGGAACTATAGGAATACTATGGTTCCTTTTATTTCGTAATAATATTTCTTCTAAAGAAATTGAATACAAAAAAACTATTGATTCTTTATATATTGAAATAGGAAAAAAAGATACTAAAATTGCTTCTTTAGATTCAACTAGAAAAATTTTAGATTCTTTAGTTATGATAGATAAAGCTAAATTAGCTATTATAGCTAAAACAGCTGAACAATATAAAAAACAATATGAAAAAGAGTATAATCGCATTAATAGTATGTCTGATGATGATATCATCAGCGAGTTCACAGCAGCGTTTAAATGATTCAACAGTAATAGTTCCTATTAAATCATTAAGAAATGCTCTTTTGGTTAAAGCTGATAGGGATAATCTTAAAAAAGAATTAACAACAGCTCGTGACTCAATTACTACTATGAATAAAATTATTTTTAGACAAGATACTGCTTTATATGTTTGTGATTCTACTAGAACTATTTTAGATAAAAAAGTAGAAGATTATAAAGGAGTTATTAAAGCTAAAGATGGTATTATTGGAGAAAAAGATAAAAAAATTTCAAATTTAAATAAAACAATTAAAAAACTAATAGGTGTTGCTGTATTATCAACATTTGGTTTTATAATATCTATTTTATGAGTGAACAACAAGATATAAAAACATTAATTAAACAGGAATATATAAAATGTGCTAGTGATCCTGTTTATTTTATGAAAAAATATTATTGGATTCAACACCCAACAAGAGGTAGAACTCAATTTAACTTATACCCATTTCAGGAAAAAGTATTACATTTATTTCAAGATAATAATTACAATATAGTTAATAAATCTAGACAGTTAGGTATATCAACATTAGTTAGTGCTTATACTTTATGGATAATGTTATTTCAAAAAGATAAAAATATACTTTGTATAGCTACAAAACAAGAAACAGCTAAAAACTTAGTAACTAAAGTTAAATTTGGTTATGAAAATTTACCAAGTTGGCTTAAATTAAAAACAATAGAAAATAATAAATTATCACTTAAATTAGCTAATGGTTCTCAAATTAAAGCAGTATCAGCAGCGGGTGATTCAGGTCGAAGTGAAGCTGTTTCATTGTTAATTATTGATGAGGCAGCGTTTATTGATAATATTGAAGAAATATTCGCTAGTGCTCAACAAACATTAGCCACTGGTGGTGGATGTATAGCTATATCTACACCTTATGGTACAGGTAACTGGTTTCATAAAACATGGACTAAAGCTGAAGCTAGAGATAATAGTTTTTTACCAATCAGATTACCATGGACTGTACACCCAGAACGAGATCAAAGATGGAGAGATCAACAAACAGCTGATTTAGGTCCAAGATTAGCGGCTCAAGAATGTGATTGTGATTTTAGCACATCAGGTGATACAGCTATTGAACCAGAAATATTAAATTGGTATATAGAAACATATCAAAAAGATCCAATTGAAAGAAGAGGTATTGATGGTAATTATTGGATTTGGGAACACCCAGATTTTTCAAGAACATATGTAGTTACAGCTGACGTATCTAGAGGTGATGGTAAAGATTTTTCAGCTTTTCATGTTATTGATGTAGATTCAAATACTCAAGTGGCAGAATATAAAGGACAATTAGGCACTAGAGATTATGGTAATTTTTTAGTAGGTGTAGCTTCTGAATATAATGATGCTTTATTAGTTATAGAAAATGCTACTTATGGTTGGGATGTGATTCAAACAGCTATTGATAGAGGTTATAGGAATCTTTATTATTCTCCTAAATCAGATACAGCTTTAACTAATGTTGAAATGTATCTTGATAGATATGAAAATGGAAATGGTATGGTTCCTGGATTTACTAATTCTCTTCGTACAAGACCGCTTGTTATCTCAAAACTTATTAGTTATATTCATGAACGTTCAGTTACTATACAATCAAAAAGATTGTTAGAAGAATTTAGAACATTTATTTGGAAAAATGGTAAAGCGCAATCTATGGATGGTTATAATGATGATTTAGTTTTAAGTTTTGGATTTGCTATGTTTTTAAGAGATACTAGCTTACGTTTTAAACAAACAGGAATTGATTTAGCTAGAGCTAGTTTAAATAGTATATCTAGTGGTTATATGCCTGTTATATCAAGTAATCACACTCCACATAATGTACATAATGATCCATGGACAATGGATGATGGTATGGGAGGAAAAGAAAATTTAAACTGGCTTATAGGATAATAAATATTTATATATAAATGGCAAATACTTCTTTATTTGGAAGACTACAAAGATTATTCTCATCTGATGTTGTTATTAGAAACACAGGTGGAAATCAATTATCTGTTATGGATACTGATAGAATTCAATCTTTAGGTGTTCTACAAACAAACTCTCTGGTTGATAGATTTCAAAAAATTTATACAACTTCAGGTCCTGGAATTTATAATTTAAATTCTGCTCAAAACTACCAAAACATTCGTGTTCAGTTATATGCTGATTATGAATCAATGGATACAGATGCTATTGTTTCTTCTGTGTTAGATATTATTTCAGATGAATGTACTTTAAAAAATGAACAAGGTGAAGTTTTACAAATTAGATCAAGTGATGAAAATATTCAAAAGATTCTTTACAACTTATTTTATGATGTATTGAATGTTGAATTTAATCTTTGGTCATGGACTCGCAATATGTGTAAATATGGTGATTTCTATTTAAAACTAGAAATTGCTGAAAAATTTGGTGTATATAATGTTATTCCATTCTCAGCATATACAATGATTAGAGAAGAAGGAACAGATCCACAAAATCCAGCTTATGTTAGATTTAGATATGATCCAACAGCAGCTACAGGTGTAACAGCTAATTATGCTTCATATGCTGGTCAAGATACAGGTATTTTATTTCAAAATTATGAAATAGCTCACTTCCGTCTAATTAATGATGTTAATTATTTACCTTATGGTAGATCATACCTTGAACCAGGAAGAAAATTATTTAAACAGTATATATTAATGGAAGATGCTATGTTAATTCATAGAATTGTACGAGCACCTGAAAAACGTGTTTTCTATGTTAATGTAGGTAATATTCCACCAAATGAAGTTGAAAACTATATGCAACGTATGATGCAAAAAGTTAAAAAAACTCCATTTATTGATCCTAACACTGGTAATTATAATTTGAAATTTAACATGCAAAATATGTTAGAAGATATTTATATACCTGTTAGAGGTGGTGATTCAACAACAAAAATTGACACAGCTAAAGGGTTAGAATATAATGGTATTGAAGATGTAGCTTACTTAAGAGAAAAATTATTCGCCGCTTTAAAAGTACCTAAAGCATATTTAGGATATGAAAAAGATTTAAGTGGTAAAGCTACATTAGCTGCTGAAGATATTCGTTTTGCACGCACTATTGAACGTATCCAACGTATTTTATTAAGTGAACTCACTAAAATTGCTTTAGTACATTTATATACTCAAGGTTATGATAATGAAACTTTAACTAACTTTGAATTAGGATTAACAACTCCATCTATCATTTATGATCAAGAAAGAGTAGCATTAATGAAAGAAAAAGTTGATTTAGCTTCATCTATTTTAGAAACTAACCTATTACCTTCAAACTGGATTTATGATAATGTATTTCACTTTAGTGAAGATCAATTTGATGAATATAGAGACTTAGTGGCTGAAGATAAAAAACGTACCTTTAGACTTAAACAAATAGAAGAAGAAGGTAATGATCCTGCTGAAACAGGTCAAGTATATGGTACACCACATCAATTAGCAAATGCTTATGGTAAAGGTAGATATACCACTGCTAAAGATATACCTCCAGGATTTGATGAAAACAATCCTAATATTGTAAATATGCCTGGTAGACCTCAAGAAAAACCATCATTTATTAATACACAAAATGACCCATTTGGTAGAGATCGGTTAGGAGTTGATTCTATGAAAGGTAAATATAAAGATGATGAAGAAATTAGAGAAACTATAAAAAAATCTGTGCCTGCTACAGCTATATACTTACAAAATAAAAATATGTTTGATGGATTACCTCGACAAACTAATATGTTTAAAGGAAGTAGTTTATTAAATGAAGAAAATATCCGTGAGGAATTAAAATAAGTATATATTTATAAGTAGTATAATTATACCTTCATGACAATCAAACATTCGAAGTATAAAAACACCGGTGTCCTTTTTGAGCTTTTAGTCAGACAAATAGCTTCTGATGTTATGGCTGGAAAAGAATCATCAGCCGTTAAGATAGTTAAAAAATACTTCACTAACACTGAATTAGCTAAAGAACAAAAATTATATCATTCAATATTAAACAGTGATAAATTAGAAGAAGCAAAAGCTGATTTATTAATCAATACTGTTTTAGATTTATCTATTAAATTAGATGAAGAAAAAATTAATAAAGAAAAATATGCTTTAATTAGAGAAATTAAAAAACATTATGATTTAGATAATTTCTTTAAAAACAAAATAAACAACTATAAAACATCAGCTGCTATTTATACATTGTTTGAAATTAAAAAATCAAAAAATTTTATCACTCCAGACCAAATATTAGTCAATAAAATAACATTATTAGAACATATAACTAGAAATAGTGTAAATTCTGAAAATGTTGAAAATAGAATAATTCAAGAATTTAAAACTCAAGATAAAGATATTCGTATTTTAACATATAGAATATTGATTGAGAAATTTAATGACAAGTATTCTAATTTATCTGATAAACAAAAGTTAGTTTTAAAAGAATATATAAATAATATTTCTGATGTTGATTATTTAAGAAGATTTGTCAACAAAAATTTAACTGAAGTTAGAGAAAATTTAGTTAAGTTAAAAAATAAAGTTGAAGATAAAACAACAGAAATTAAATTACAAGAAGTTATAAACTTAATTAAACCTTTATCTAAAAAACAAGTAGTAAAAGATGAACATCTTATTACTCTACTTCAATATCATGAATTAGTAAGTGAATTATCTAAATAATCATGAAAAGTAAAGAAGAAATTAAAAAAATTATTGAGGCTTATATCAAGAAAAAAATAGCTCAAGAAATTTCTACTACAGCTGGAGTTCCTGGATTTGCTCCAAAATATGCTTTTAAAAAGAAAGAAGCTAAAAATGAAGTTGTTTTAAATCCAAGAAAAAACTCAAAACCAACAAAATCTGGTTTACCTTCTACTTTTGTTAAAGGTACTAAAAATAATGTTTATACTAAATCTTATGGTTATAAAGAAATACAACCAAAAGATATGTTAGATGCTAGTTTTTTATGGAATGAAAATCAATTAAATGAAGTAAAATACTCACTATTTAAAAAAACAGCTGAAACACGCAGACCAGCTGATCAATTACATGCTGCTATTAGGGAAGTTCGTAAACGTGTTTTAGAAATAAATAAAATATTAGAATATACACATAGGTTAAAAACTGAATTAAAACAATCTAATGAAAATTTAACTTATTTAAAAAGAACTAATGAGGTTTTAGAAAAAATGGTTAATGAAATTAAAGAATTACAAACCAAAATTAAAACCTTAACAAATGGCAAAAGCTAAAAAAACTTCAATCTCAGCTTCATCACTTTACAAAGAAAAACCTAAAAAGAGAAGACCAGGAATTCATGCAAAAACAAAATCAAGTAAATTAAAACAAAGTAAAAACTATAAAAAACTATCAGTTGGACAGGGATAATTAATATTTATACATAAATGACTACTACAAACGAATATCTTAAATCACTTATGTCAGTAATACCTGACATTGATAAAGCTAACCCATTTGAAGTTCAAAGAGGTCTTGACTATGAATTAGTTAAGATGGGTGGAGAAGTAACTAACGAAACAGTTAAAAAAGCATTAGCTAAAGCTGTTAAAAATGTACTTTCTGACGCTAATTACTATACTCATTTGTTAGAAGATGCTACTTATGAAATGTTAGGTATGAAAAAACCTAATAGAAAGAAAGAAATTGCTACCACTGAAATGGAAGAAGTTAAAAAGAAAGATAACATGGCTCCAAATCAGATGACAAAAGCTAAAATTGTTAAAGAATCATTAGAAG